AAACGACTACAAGAGGAGGCCGACTGCATAGCCGAGGCTTACAATGCGGCAGGCGGTCCTTGTTGGGGCGGTCACTACTTTGCCGAAATGTTTAGAAGCGGCGAGGATGCGGCTAAAAGTTATGTAGGCTACCAGTATAGAATTAAAACGACCGACATATGATTTACTTATTTTACACTGCACTAGGCTTAGCCGCTGTTATTAGTATTGGCACAATTAAAGCACAAATTGCACATATTAAGGGGCTAAAAGGAATGTATAAGGAAGAGAGCCGTAAGGCACACGCTCTGCAATTAGAGGTCCTAGACTTTAAAGCAAAACTGCGCGAATGCACGGACGCTAAACAAACATGGGCAAAACTAGCACACGAAGCCAGCGAGGACCTTAACTATATGACGCGAGTACACGCTGGAGAACTGGACGCTATGCGTTTACAAATTTACCAAGCCGAGCAGTTTATGCACAGAGTTAGAGAGCAGAAGAGACGCTGCGAGCGGAAAAGAAGGGAGGCAAAAAATGCAGCAAGCAAAAACTGAGGTAGACTACTTAATACTATACGGCAAAACACGGCAAAAGGTTAGGGCGCTCGAATTACAACTAGAGCGCCTTATAGCCCGCCATAATATAGAAGTTGAAATGCTAAAAGCAGAATTAAATAGCCCACAGCATAAAACGCTTACTGCCAAAAAGGAGTTAATTAACGAGCTACTGCTAGAGGTTTGCAAGGTGACGAATACAACAGCGGGCCAGTTAATGAGCCCAAGCCGTGAGCGTAACATTGTAACAGCGAGGCACTTGTTTTTTTACATTGCACGGCATGAGTATAACCAAAGCTGGGCAAAAATGACGCGTCTACTGGACCGCCACCACACTAGCGGAATGCACGGGGCTGCACAATATGCAAACTATTTAAATTTAGGCTATAAGGGCGAGACCAAACTGTATACCATGGTAATGCTGGCAATGAATAATAAAGGAGGTAACAAATGAGCAACAATAAACAGAGTAGCGTAGAGTGGTTGGTTGAACAAATCAAAAAAGACATCAATTTGAGATTGAGAGGATTTGATATTGACAAAGCACTTGAACAAGCCGAAGCAATGCGAAAGGATGAAATTAAAAATGCTCAAATGGATATGTTTATTCATCTTAATAATTTGCCTTATGGTTTAGAATATCTTGAAAAACGACAAAGTGCAGAAGATTTTTCACAACAATACTACAACGAAACTTACGGAGGTAACAAATGAATGACAAAATCAAAGACCTATTGTCTACTGCATACAAAACCGATTCAATAGAAAAAAATAAATGGCGTATTGAAAACCGAGAACAACTAAGAGAACAGAGAAAAAAAGAACTTAAAGAACTTATGGAAAAAGATAAAACAATGAGCAACAATAAACAAAGTATGAAATGAAAACCTTTATAATCACCATCGAAATAGAACACACGGACCGCAGTTTTAAGCGCCCAGAAGTGCAGCAGTTTGTTGCACAAATAGGCAGCCCTCAGGCAAACTGGGTAAAAGAAATGCGCAAGGCGTTTAAACAGACAATACTAGGCGAGAAGGCCCACGACATCCAAGTAACTTATGCGTTAAAAGAATGAGAGCTGTTTTAGAATACAATTTACCAGACGACGAGGAGGCATTTAATTACGCTTGCGACGGCTGGAGGTGGGCGCATTCAATGTGGGAAGTGGACCAATACCTCAGGACTCGAACAAAATACGCCCCCGACACCATGCCAGAGGAGGTTTACAAGGCGCTAAGCGAAACGAGGGACGAACTGCACAGAATTTTAAACGAAAACAAACTAAATTTAGACTAAAACTTAAAACATGAATACAGAACAATTAACACCAGTGGAAACCTACGCCTTTAAGGTGCTAGAGTTGCTTATGGCTTACGGGCGTAAAGAATTAACAGACGAGGGCCTAGTAAGTGCCGTAGTAAAACTAAAAAACGAATGCCTAGACGCTGAAAAGCGAGAACACCAGAACTGGTTTAATAAGGGCTTTGAGTTTTACCACGGGCAACTATTGCGCAGGGACGAGAGGAGTTAAGCAATGGCTAAGGACAAAAAATCTTTTATTCTGTACTGCGACCAGCAAGGCGTTTTTAACATGCTGCCAGACGAGCAGGCAGGCAAACTAATTAAGCACATTTTTGCTTATGTAAACGACGAAAACCCTGAGAGCGACGACTTGCTTTTAACTATTGCCTTCGAGTCTATTAAAACCCAATTAAAGCGGGATTTAAAGAAGTATGAACACTACATAGACAAGCAAAAAGAGAACGGCAGAAAGGGCGGCAGACCTAAAACCCAACCCTTTTTAGACGAAACCCAAAAAACCCAAGCCTTTTTTTTAAAACCCAAAAAAGCTGACAATGTAAATGTAAATGTAAATGACAATGTAATAATAAAAGAAAATATAAAAGAAAAGGCGGCAAGGTTTACCCCACCAACAGCCCTAGAGGTTAACGCCTACATGCAAGAGCAAGGCATGGAGGACCTAAGCGAAAAGTTTGTAAACTTCTACGAAGCCAAAGGCTGGCAAATAGGTAAAAACAAAATGAAGGACTGGAAAGCCGCTGTAAGGACTTGGAAAAGCAACTACAAAGACAAAGGACCACAAACCACAGTTAAACCCGTTAAAGCCTCTTTAAATGACGAATAGCATAGACATTAACCACGAAATAAGAATAGTAAAAGCCATTGTAAACTCTAAAGAGGTCTGGAGGGTATACCTAAAGCAGAAACTACACAGTGAACACCCTACCAAGCAGGCAGCGTTTAGAAAAGCACACTCGTTAAAACTAATTTACAACTAATGGACACCGAAACGCACATAATAAGCCAGTTACTCTTTTACCCAGAGTTTCACCACCAATTACCTAAGGTTAAGCCCCAGTGGTTTAAGAAGCCTTTACACCAAAAATTAATAAATGTTATGACCGCCCTTTACTTAGATGGAACGCCTTTTGAAATAATAAGGCTCTCTAAGGCGTTAAAAGGTGCTGAGTTAATAGAAACCCTTACTATACAGCAGAAAGTTGCTTACAAGTCGTCTATTAGCCCTTATTTGCGAGAATTAGAGTATAATTACCTACATACTCAATTTATAGACCGCCTCGGCAACCTAAATTTAACCAAAGACCTTAACGGACTAATGCAGGAAGTACAGCAGCTACTCGACAGCACACAATTTAGCAGCGCTAAGGCTCCTAACAGCATAGTAAACGAGACCAATAAAGTAGTAGACAAAATAGTAGAAAACATACAGAAAGGGCAACGCCTGACTGGTAAGCCTACTGGCTGGCTATTCTTAGACAAATACCTAGGAGGCTACAATGGTGGCGACTTAATCGTAATAGCAGGACGCCCTGCAATGGGTAAAACAGCGCTAGCGTTAAGCCTTACTAAAGACTTTGCAGCAACTGGGGGCAAAGCATTGTTTTTGAGTTTGGAAATGTCTAACGAGCAACTGGCTAAGCGGTACCTCTCAATCATTGGCGCAATACCAAACTACAAGGTGCGTAACGGTGCATTAAAGGAAAACGACATAGACAGACTCTGTAACATAGCAAACAGCCAGACAATTAACTTTTACATTGACGACGACGCCGAAACCTCAATAGCAGACATTAAAGCAAAGGTTAAACTGCACAAAGGCAAGCACGGGCTAGACTTACTCGTAATTGACTACATACAGCTCATCAAAGGCACAAAGCAGAACAGAGAGCAGGAGGTGGCAGAGATTAGCAGGAACTTAAAGCTATTGGCTAAGGAGTTAAGCATTACCGTTATAATCCTAGCGCAGTTAAGTAGAGCCAGTGAGTCACGCCAAGACAAGCGCCCATTACTTAGCGACCTAAGAGAAAGCGGTGCAATAGAGCAAGACGCTGACTCTGTGCTATTTCCTTTTCGCCCAGCATATTACCAAGAGGAGAAGCCAGTAATAGAAGAGGCTGAGTTAATCATAGGCAAGAACAGAAACGGCGAATGCGTTACAATTCCGACGACATTCGAGGGGCAGCTAACACTATACAAGGAAAACACCAATGCCTAGTATTAACCAGTCTAAGCGCGGTAAACAAGCCCGCAAAGAATACACGAAAGGAGGCTATAAAGAGCCAAGGTATAATACTCAGCAGTGGCGTAATGTCAGGGCTTTAATACTTCAAGACTCGCCACTATGTAGAGCCTGCGAAGAGGTCGGACTAATTACCTTAGCGCAAATGGTGGACCACATAAAGCCAGTGAGGTTAGGCGGGAACTTTTGGGACAGAAATAATTTACAGCCCTTGTGCAATTCATGTCACGCTTCAAAAAGTGCAAAGGAGAGGCACGCTGACCCGTATGGGGGTGAAAATCTTGACGCGTAGTGTACAAAAC